CTTCGGCGGGAACTGAGAATAGTACCCAGATGGTTAACAATGTCAAGTATATCCATCCGAGTAAGTAAACTGTCAGCACGACCATTAAGAATATTGGCGATAGCAAGATAAGCAACGCTAATAGCGCTATCGCCTGAACTAATCCAGCCATAGCCTTTTAGCCTTTCACCAGCGGGTCGTAGCTGTGAAAAATCAAGTACCAAAGTATCAGCAGGGTACTTACCCGCAAGAAGCTTGCCAATAGACTTTGCCCAAGCCTCTGCACTGTCTCCGACCTGAATTGTCCAAGTTTTAGTTGTCGGTTCCCAAATTTCCACATTTTCTTCATTTCCGCCTTTAGCAGTGCGTGTGCTGCGGACTACACGGATGTTTTTGATAGGCTTACTAAAACCATTTAGTGTGCCTACTACTGGCTTAAAGCCAACACCGCAACCTTGTAGTAGTAACCATAGAACATCTACTACATCATAAACTGTTTCTACTTCTGTAAAGCTGCAATTAAATTGTGATGCTTCACGATGTTGCGCTACATTTGTACCGCCTAGCCATAAGGTACGTCCACTCATAGACACCTTACGGTCTAACATTAGCTGTTCAAGATCATATAGCTCTTGATATTCTGTGTCAGTTAAGTCTCTGTTAACTGCACGTTCCCACAGCCACTGCTGGTGATCAATTACTCGGGCAACAGTTTCTTGCCATGTTTCAAATTGTTTTCCGTCGTCTGAAACTGGTCTGTTATATGTACGACGTGTGATTACTTGTGCTCGTGTTGAAACTGTCATAATGTCCTTTACTGTCCAGTACTGCCAAAACCGCCAGTACCTCGCTTAGTATCATTCCAAATATCTGTAAATTCTACTAACTCAACTTTTTGTATTACCAGTTGTGCAATTCTATCGCCAACTTCAATTTTATAGGGATCTTCCCCAATATTCTTTAAAAGAACCTTAATAGTGCCGCGGTAATCGGTATCAATTACGCCAACACTATGTGGTATTGTAATTCCCTTTTTACCCTGGCTGCTACGATTATACACGAAGCCGGCATATCCATACGGAATTTTGACTGCTATACCTGTATCAACAAGTTTTTGATCTCCAGGATAAATTTCCACGGCTTCACAACTAAATAAATCTGCTCCAGCGTCTGTTGCGTGTGCCCGTTTAGGCAGTTGAGCGTCAGGATGTTGTAGCAAGCATGGTACGGACATATTCGTTCCAAGATATGTTGAAGCTGTTGAAATAATATTACTGTTGGTTAACATAAGTTTCTAGTATTTGGTTGATTTGTTCACAATTCTCAGCACCCACTGCCTCTTGACAATGTGTTACTAAGTCCATTAATTTGTAGTTGAGTAACAGTTGATCTTTACATTGATTTAGTGCATCTATGTATTTATATCTACCACTAATAGGAATGCTTGCAATAATGTCGTAAGTACTACCATATTCAGCGACCAAAGATACAGCCCGCTTAGGCCCAATACCAGGGACGCCAGCAACATTATCCCCGCTGTCCCCTGTAAGGCACTTAATACTAATATAGTCTTCTGGACTAAATTCATAGTGCGTATTCCAGTTTTCCCAAGTAGTTTCTTTACGAGTAACATAACTAAATCTGCTTACATTTGGCTGAATAAGTAAATCCCAGTCTTTATCACTGCTTACTAGCCAGATATTGTCTACTGCTAACTTGTGTTTTTGACTAACTATATACGCTGCAATATCGTCGGCTTCAACACCTGGAAAGCGTAGTACAGGATAGTCTGTTTCTTGTTGAATATAGTCTAGAGTTTTTGTAAAATCTTCAAAGAATAACTCAAACTGAGCTTTTTCAGCATCAGTTTGTTGTTCAAACTTATCTTTGCGATTTTGCTTGTATTCAGGGTAAATTTCTTTACGATAACTGCTACTGCCTTGGTCACCAGCAATAATTACTTTACTAGCTTTATAACTCTTTTTAAGACTTTGAACTGTACGCAAGTAGTCTTCGGCAAAATCTGTAGCGCCACTATGTTTATAGCGGAAAGCAAGATTGAGCGAGTCAACTACTAGCAATGTGTTTTCTGTGGTTTGCATTAATTTAAAAGTTTTTGACATTGATTTATTTATTATATCACTAGTAGTTGTAAAAGTCAAGCTATAAATTGTGTTTTCTCAGCCGCTAACCAATCTTCTAGAAGTGCGGTAAAAAATTCGTGGCCATCACAACTTATGCACATAAATCTGTAGTTTTGGGTTGGTAAATCTTCAAAAGCTACAAATAGTTTTGATCTATCAAATTTGTATATGAGTAGGGGATGTTTATTTACTTGGCAACCTTGACGATAAGCCTGTTTCCACCACTCAATCAGTTGAGGTGTTTTAGCTGTTAGTATTTGTGATGTTAGGTGATCTTCTGCATAGCCTTTTACTTCCACAGCAAACAAGTTAGTATGACCAGGCACGTACAAGTCGCCTTTTAACTGATGTTTGGGATCGAGCGCACCGCTTCCAGGCACTCGTTCCCAAACTAATCCAGTATGTTTACGCAACATATCACGAGCCAGAGTTTCAGTACGAGCACCTTTTGCCCTACTGTCAACCATTAGTCAGCTTGTTCTTGTGGTTGTTCCGTAGCAGCTTTTAACGCTTTAGCTTTCTCTTTAGCTGAAAGTTTTGGCTCGGCAGCCTGTGGAACAGCGGGTGCTGCGTTGGGACTTTTAGTGACAACTTCTGTTTCGTTAACACTGTATACAACGTCCCCGCCAGTAACTTCTAGCGTATCAGCCTCCGCATAGCTTATTAGTTGTTTTTCGAAAACTTGTTGACGCTCACCACCGCGAAGGATTGTTGCACTAGCGCCAGGCTGGATAATTTCGATTTTTACCATATTAGGCCTCTATTTGTGAAATATTATTACGCTTTACAACATTAACTTTTTCCAGTAACGGATGAGTAAAGCCATGACTGACAAGAAAAGTGTTTAGGTGTTCTTCGCGTAGGAGAACTTCTACTAATTTTTCTTTGCCATCTACGTCTAATGCCTCCACAGTTTCGTCAAGAATCAACAAATTAATTCTGCTAGAACTTAGGGTTTGCATTAGCTTTCTAATAGCGAGCAGCGTGGCTGCATTTACGCGAGCCCTTTCGCCACCGCTAAGTGCCAGTATTTCAATATCTTTGCCATTATCTGTAATAACAACATTTAATTTATCGCTGGCATTAACTTTAAAACTAATTTGGAATCTACCATCACTTAGGTCAACTAGGTATTTATTAGTAATTTCTTCCAAATCTTTTACCAAACACTCGATCTTGTAGGCAACCAATCCAGTGGTACTAAAAGTTTTTGTTAAAACATTTATAATACTCATTCGCTCACTTAATTCATGAAGTTCGAAACTATGTTTTTCTAGTTCTTCGTTCATTTCTACTAATTGTTTGCTAATTAGCTCTATTTTTGCATTATGTGCGTTAACTACACTATTATGCTTTTCGGCTTCAGCAATTTGTTCACGAATTGTTTTGATTTGTGTTTGTATATCCTGCAACTGCTTTTGCAGTTGTTGTTTGTCCAGTATTTGCTCTGGTAGTTCGCTGTCAATAAGTTGGTGATACTTTTCCCACTCACTCTGTGCTTTTTCAGCCTTATTCCAATCAGCAAGTTCGTCATTGTACTTTTTAGATATAATGGCACAATCTACCAATATCTTAGCAACTTTATCTAGCTTGTTTTGAGCTTCTTGTTGAATCTGCTCTTGCTCTTGTACTAATAACTCAATTTTTTGAGTATCAATTGGTTGTAAACAAGTTGGGCAAGTACCAGACAAGCCGTGAATTTTTTTAATAAACTTACGCGCATCTTCAACAGTTTTTTCTTGCTCTACCTTGCTTTTATAAGCAGCATCCGCAGCAGGTTTAATTGTTGAATCTTCTACAGGTTTAGCTGGAATTGGCAACAATTTAATATTATTTTGCAACTGCTTGTAAGTATTGTTTTGATTAATCTTTTTATTAGTAGATTCAATACTCTGGATACTGGTCTCTAGCTTAGCAGCTTCAGCAATTTGATTGCTGTCTAATTGTGGAACGTGTACACTAACCATAGGTTCCAAATTAGTTTTACTGTACTTGTCTAACCAAGCATTTACTGTGTTTACTTTGCTTTGTACCGCGGCAATATCTTTATTCAACTCTTGCGCTACTTCTTTAAAAATTTCCGCAGCACGAGTATACTTTGTTAAATTTAAGATTTCAATTAAAAACTTTTTGCGAGCAGTATCTGCAGCAGTTAAAAACTCTAGGCTACTAGCGTTTGATTGATACACAATTTGACTAAAGCTCTTGTGATCAAATCCTAAAATATCTTCAATAATTTTATAGGTACTAGTAGCAGTGTGTGCACTAATATCAACACCACTTTTTAGCAATTTAACTGTTTGTGTAGTTCCGCGCTGAGTTTTAATAGTATACTCAACACCGTCTTTTTCTAAATCTAGTTCAATGGTATAGTTCTTATCTTTTACATATCTATTAAGAATATCAGCTTTTTTGATGCCTTTTGAATTCTTATTAAATAGTACTTCTTCTAGGATAAGTGCTATTGAGCTTTTTCCATGACCGTTTTTACCAACTAATTGAGTAAGTGGGGCTTGAACAAAATTTATCTTATTATTCTGGCCATAGCTAAAAGCATTAGCCCATCGTAGTTCCTTGATTGTTATCATTTAATAATCTTGTTAGTTCAATTAAACCACCAACGTAGTTGCCGTCAACAAATATTTGCGGAACACTACGAGCATCAGGAACTAAAGCTAATAATTCCTGCTTAGTAGCGTTTACACTTATCATTCTTTCATCATACCCAATACCTGCTTTATGCAGCAATTGTTTTGCTTGCTGGCAGGCTGGACAGTTTGGTTGCGACCACACTTGGGCACTGCTATACTTGTTCGATTGCATCAACATGTGCTTGTAACTCCTGTAGTGCAGCCATAATAGTAGGCTCAGGTAATTTTAAGATAAATCGTAAATATTCGCCAACTTCTTCGGCTAGCCCCATTTCTTGGTCTAGGATTAGTGCAACATCTGTTTCACGCTTTAACACCTTGCGATCAATCAGGTCACTATCCTCTAGTTCGCCTAGCTCTTGCATATCACCCTCAACCTGATAGATTGTGTGATCATAGTCTGTTGGCGGTTTAGGGTCATTTACACCTACTGTTAGCCGTATAAGCTGCGGCATATTTAGTTTATGCCATTCATGTGTCATTGTACCGGTGTCGTAGACGATAACACCAGTATCTACCCTAGATCTGTGGAAACTCGTAGTAACTGGGCTACCAGGGTATAGGATATTCTTTTGACAGTTTTCATAACTGTGCAAGTCGCCTGCAAGTACGGCTTCCCAGCCACTAAATATTTCTAAATCTACTTCAGGCTTAACGTGTGGTGGAATTTCGCCACGCACATGAGTACACAACACTTTACCAGTAAATTGCTGTTTTTTCTGCTCGTACTCTTTTAGTTTGTTGTAAGGAATAAAATCCACCACATCTATAGAGTAGAAGTCATCAATAACTTGTACTAGTGGATTTAATTTATTTGTAACTTGCTTTAGATTAGTCAAAAAAGTAGAGTCTTTTTTAACTGCTTCGTGATTACCGCTGTAAATAATTGTAGGAACGGTACAGTGATTAACTAGATCAAAATAACACTCTAGTTCTTCCATATTTGGAAGTTTATCAAATACATCCCCGCCAACTATAAACAACTCACACTGTTGTTGCAAATTTTCAAAAGCATCCCACAACAAGTTATAGCGATTTCTAGCCCACTCAACTGGAACATTCTTCTGACCCAGTTTTATGTGCACATCTGCTGTGAATAAAATTTTCATGCTTTTATTTTATGAGACAAAAAAGCCCAGTAAGCATTACAGTTTACTGGGCCTTATTGATTAACTTTGCAGTTCGTTGACAGCTTCTTGTGCGCTGCCATCACCTTCATCACCTTCTTCATTACTGGTGATCTTTTCCAACAGAGCTTTTACTTCTGCTTCTGTAGGACGGGGGAATTTTTCATCAATAGATTTTGCTGCATCGGCCATTGCACGCTCTTCATCCGTAAGAGGACGGGACTTGCAACGCAACACTTGTAGAGTGTACTCAACGTTAAAGGCCAGAGGGCCAGTCTTAGTACGCTTGAATACTACATCCCAACCAGTGTCGTAATCAGTAGGGTCACCCAAATCTTCTGCTGCTGAAACAATCTGCTCAAACAGCTTCTTCTTGAGATTAAGAGCCACAACTTTATTCTGTTTAGGGTCGATGCAATTTACGGAATAGCTCCAGCTGCACTTGGCATCTGGGAAAAAATCAGTTACATGATCCTTTTCAACATTATCAAACTTTTCTTTTTCACGACTAAAAGCCAGGCACTCAACAGGAATGTCCTTATTATTAGTACCTTTTAGCCAATAGATATAACGTGGTAGAACTCCGCCAATTAAACGAACTGTGTTTTCGCCGTCTTTGTATTCGTATGCTTCTACTTTGTTTGATTGTGCTTTTCCTTTTGTTTGCTTAAAGCTAAGTGCCATTTTTAAATTTCCTCGTATTTGAAATATATTTTGTTGTTTTTAATCGTTAAAAGCGGATTATGTTTTATAGAATCTAAACTAACATCTAAGAAATAGGATAAATCCAAAAACTTATGGCCATAGAGTTTATACATTGCATAATCTCTACGTCCTGCTAGTCTAATATATTGTGAAATATAACTTATATCAGTTTTAGTGTCCGCGAAAAGAGGACTTGCATTCAAAAGAAAACTATGACCAACTAGGTTTTTAAGTGGTTTCACTAATGTTTTAGCGTTTTTTGGTATAGTTTTCTTTAGAAAATGCAGTCGCAAAGTTTCAACTAATTTTCTAGGTTCTGACTGCGTTCTGCTTTCTAAGGTTTGAAGGTTGAAGAAAAGAGTCATATTTTGAAACTTAAGATATATTATAACACATTGGCTAGGCAGTTACAAGTTAAATTTTTTAAACCGTCACAACTTCCCAGCCCTTGCGTAAGTATAAACCTAATCGGTCTGTATTTTGCTTTTTATCAGCCCAACCAGCAAACTGAATATCTACTACTATAGGATCTTTTTTACCTTCATGCGGTCTCATTATTCGACCAACAATTTGTTCTAGTAGACTATCATTACTCATTGGCACTGCTAAAATAACACAACTTAAGATGTTAATGGAGATACCTTCAGCAAAGATTTGTCTGCTTCCAGCAATGCACATTTTTTCTTTGTTGAGGATTTGTTCTTTGGCTCGTTGACGGGCCTCGAAGTCGGTTTCGCCAGTAACCAACAAACACGTTTCTCCGACATATTCCTTTACCTTTTCCAAAAATTCTACTCTGTCTGCTACAATGAGAACACTATGACCTTCACTAATATGCATATTAGCCAGGCCAGCAATAAACTTTCGATAATTGTCATTTTGGGTTAAATCATTTATTTTTTCAACCCAAGTTGCGCCAGGCTTTAAAGTCAGTCCACTTTTAATTATGTGAACTTGCGGATTAATTGTATTAGATTGCGGTGGTTTGTATACTGTGTTACCAAAGTAATCTTGAAATAAAATATGCTTACCGTCTTTGCGAGTCATAGTACCACTTAGCGCAATACGATATCTAGCATGAAATGCATCTACTGTACCTGCAAAAGTAGTTGCCGGGCAGTGATGTGCTTCGTCTAAGATTAGCGTACCAAACTCTTTTTGTAAAACATCAAGATTTTTAACTATAGTTTGTATATTACCTACCACAATGGCGTGATCTTCAATATCGAACTGACCACTACCAATAATACCTGGTTTCATACCAAATAAGGTTTCTACTTCTTCTACCCACTGATCTCGTAGCGCAGTTGTGTGGGTTATTACCAGGGTTTTCTGTCCTAACTTTCTAGCGGTATGCAATGCTGTAAAAGTTTTGCCCCAGCCCACTAGTGCGTTAATAAAGCAAGTATCTGTAATTTGATCATAGATAACCTTTTGATCTTCTCGTAACTCAAATTTTGGGTTAGGAAAAGGCACAGGTACTAAAACACGTTTGTCAACTATTTCATAGTTTTTGGGAATTAGGTCTAGTCTACCTTGTGGCATACTAACTATGCCGTTTAGCAAGGTTTTATAGTTGCGTATAGTCTCTACACTAACAAATTTCTTACTGCCAGTATCCTTATGGATTTTGTAAGTAAGAGTTTTCATTACGTGCTTGGTATGATCCTTGCCAGGATTATCTATGTATATTCTGTTAGATATAACTGCTTTTGGCATTTATACTAATCTCCATGTAGGTTTAATTGGCCGATCATAGAATCCGTATAAAATGAATCCGCCACTAATTTCTAATAATCCTGCATACTGTTCGTGCGACTCTGGCGTTCGCATAGACTTAAATCTTTGAGATAGACCTTCAACTTCTAACACACACCCTAGGTGTGCCGCAGGTAAAACTTGTTTAATCCTTTTTGTAGCCAGCTTGGCGCGCGTGGATTTTTTATGTTGGAAAACTTGGCCGGTGTTATCCACAAACCAAGTAGTTGATTTTGCTAATTTTATTAAATCTACCAAAAAGTAGATTG